GAACTGTGACAGTCCAAGGAACAATGGTATCCACATCACCCGAGGAAGATGACTACTTTACCATTACCACAACAACACTAAGCAGTAGTTCTTCAGTTTCGGCATTGAATTTCAATGGAGTTTTCCAGAATGTCCGATTCAAGGCAGATAGAACATCTGGTACAACTGGACGTATTGACAAAATACTTTATAGACAGTAAAATATAAATTATGAACCTGATCCAGTCTACTATTCTGACGAGCTTGCCTACGGGTAGAAAGAAAACGCCCAGTGGGTGGATAAGTTTCAATGCACCTTGTTGCATACACAACGGTGAGACAGCAGACAAGAAAAAACGTGGAGGTATAATGAACAGTGCAGATGGTACTGTGAGTTACCATTGTTTCAATTGTGGGTTCAAAACAAGTTACGTGATAGGCCGTAAACTTACTTTCAAGATGAGACAGTTTATGAGCTACATCGGAATTCCAGAAGATACAATCCGCAAATTGGCCATTGAAGCGTTGAGAGAAGAAGAAGGTGACAAAAAATTTGAGAAGAAGAAATTTGTAAATTTTGCAAAAAAAACTTTGCCAAAAAATACACACAAACTTGATGTGTGGCTTGAAAAATACGTCGCAAAAGACTTGACAGAGCCACAATGGAAAAAAATTGATGCATTATTGAAATACCTAGAAAGCAGAGGTATAGGCGCAGACTGGTATGACTTCATGTATTCTCCTGACAAAACATGGGACGTGAATCAAAGATTACTGATTCCATTTTATTGGAAAGGCGATATTGTAGGCTTTACAGGAAGAATATTTGAAGAATCAAAAGCAGTAAAATACTACACTGACGTCTGGCCTGGATATGTTTTCAATATGGATGCACAAGACTGGAACAGGAAGTTTGTCATTGTAACAGAAGGACCGTTTGACGCTATTACCATTTCTGGTGTGAGCATTCTTGGAAGTGAGATAAATGATATACAAAGGGAGTTAATTGATAGTTTGAACAGACAAGTTATTGTGGTACCTGATAGAGATGCTCCAGGAGAAAAATTAATAGCACAGGCTAAAGATTTTGGATGGAGCGTGGCATTTCCAGAATGGGGAAACGACGTTAAAGACGTTGCAGATGCTGTATCAAGATATGGTAGACTTTTTGTTTTACAAAGTATTTTGAAAACAACAGAAAGCAGTAAATTGAAAATTGACTTGAAAACAAAAATGTATGGCTAGATTTCATATAGAACCAACAAGTAAATGCACATTAGGATGTCCTTTGTGCGACAGAACTTGGTTCGAACAGAAATTTAAAAAAAGACTATTGCATGAGATAGATGTTGAAACTGTGGTAAATTTTATAGGAAAAAATAATACCTTGCAACTATGTGGCAACCGAGGGGATCCAATATATCATTCTAAATTTTTAGAACTATGTACTCGTTTCAAAGAAAATAATAATATTGTGAACATTGCTACAAATGGCAGTGCAAAGACAAAAAGTTGGTGGGAAAAACTTGTAGATATTCTTGATGAAAAAGATTCAATTATATTTGCCATAGACGGATTGGAAGATACAAATCATCTATATAGAAAGAATGCTAAATGGAAAAGCATAATGACCGCTGTGCAAACTACCACGGGAAATAGATTCAAAACTATTTGGAAATTTATAGTTTTCAAGCATAACCAACATCAGATCGAACAAGCAAGACAAAAAAGTTTAGAACTAGGTTTTGATGACTTCGAAACAGTACACAGCCATCGTTGGGATGACAGATTAGATCTTCAACCTGATTTGGAGTACACTAAGGACAAAATACGGCAGAAGAAAGTTGATCCCAATGACATTGGTAAAATGACACCCGCTTGTTTACTACCAAAAGAAAATATAGAAATGTATATTGATAGCGAAGGAGATTTTTATCCATGCTGTTACATGGGGACATATCGTTACAAATATAAAAGTTTATTCAAACCAAATACTAAAAAATACAGTATCTTTGAAAATACTTTGGAAAATATAATACAAAATTTAGAAGTAAAAAAATTTTATCAGTCAACAAAACAATTTACTTCTGCACACGAATGTTGTAAAATACACTGTGGAAACTTAAATGTCTGATTATACTTTTGATGTACAGAAACTTTATATAGAAATGCTTTTAGCAGATGCAGAGTCATTTGCGAGAGCACAAAACATATTCAAACCCGAATCGTTTGACAGAAAACTTCAGCCGGTGGCCAGGTTCATTAAAGAATACATGGACGAATACAAAGTGATGCCAGAGGTGGAGCAGGTTAACGCAAAACACGACATCAAGTTGAAGTCGGCAAAAGATTTGGATCCAAGCCATTTCAATTGGTTGTTAGATGAGTTTGAAACATTTTCAAGACACAAAGCGTTAGAACACGCAATACTTCAATCTGCAGATCTACTCGAAAAGGGAGACTATGCACCTGTAGAAGACATGGTGAAAGATGCAGTGAACGTTGGACTAACACGTGATCTTGGTACCGATTACTTTGAGGATCCAAAAGGAAGACTAGAGGCACTCAAGGCAAACAACGGACAGATCAGCACTGGCTGGGCTAACTTAGACAAGAAACTATTCGGTGGATTCAACCGAGGAGAACTAAACATCTTTGCAGGTGGATCAGGCGCAGGTAAGAGTTTATTCTTGCAGAATCTTGCGGTGAACTGGGCACAGGCTGGTCTGAACGTTTGTTACATTACTTTTGAATTAAGTGAACATCTAACAGCGATGAGGCTGGATGCAATGATGACAAACATACCAACCAAGAAGGTATTTCCAGAAATAGAAAATGTTGAGATGAAAGTAAAGATGTTGAAAAAGAAATCAGGAACGTTACAGATTAAATATTTGCCTAGTGGTAGTAACGTACTAGATGTGAGGACATATTTGAAAGAACTTGAACTAAAAAACAAAAAGAAAATAGATTGTATACTAATTGATTATTTGGATCTTATGATGCCAAAAAGTAAACGAATAAGTCCCGCGGATCTGTTTATCAAAGACAAATATGTTTCTGAGGAACTGAGAAATTTAGTCGTTGAAAAACAATGCGTACTAGCAACTGCCTCACAATTAAACAGGGCATCGGTTGAAGAAATAGAGTTCGATCATTCGCACATATCAGGAGGACTATCAAAGATACAAACAGCAGATAATGTAATAGGTATATTCACAAGCAGAGCCATGAAAGAAAGAGGCAGATATCAAATACAGTTCATGAAGACAAGATCAAGTTCGGGTGTAGGACAGAAAGTTGATTTAGAGTTTGATGTTGATAGTTTAAGAATTAGAGACTTAGCAGATGATCCAGAGTACAAACAGTTTGATAAACAGAGAAGTACCATATATGACTCGTTGAAACAAACTTCAAAGGTGTCGGCGGCAAATGGAACTCCCAAAGATGCGAGAACTGATGTTCCGGATCCACGGAAGGGCGACACAGTTGGTAAGGTTAAAGCGACAGTTGAGGGTGGCAAACTTAGACAACTTCTAAACGAACTACACTCAGATGAAGAACAGTAACGAGATTGATTACATTTATGAAAAATTAAGTTCACTGTATCCGAATTACAGTAACAAAAAACCCAAAGCAAAAATATATTCAAAAGCATACACAAGTTTAATCGGCGTCATGTTATCTGCTCAAAGCCAAGACAAGAGAACTGCGATTGCATGTAGACAACTCTTCTCGTTAGCAGACACACCAGAAGAAATGATCAAACTAACACAAGAAGAAATTATTGAAGCAATACGCCCTGCAGGTCTACACAATGCTAAGTCAAAAAATATTCTTGCAACAAGCAAAATGCTTTTAGAAAAATTTAATGGGCGTGTACCACAAACACAAAAAGAACTAATGACATTGCCTGGGGTAGGAAGAAAGAGCTCCGATATTGTTATGAGGTTTGTTTTTGGTGAACCTCACATCGCCGTTGACACACACGTGTTTAGAATGCTTTGGAGATTAGGTTGGGCAGATAGTCTTGACGAAGGTAAGGCCTCTGTTACTGTGAACAATACAACACCAAGCAAATACAAATATGGTGCACACATGTGGTTGATCACACATGCAAAAAAAGTTTGTAAATCTAGATCTCCTGTTTGTGATCCTTGCATTCTTAGTGCCGCTTGCGACAGACGAGACATAGACATACCCAAAAGCAAACTTCGCCAGAATCTAAACACATTATAATATACGCAGATAAATAATACTGCTCAAGGCAATAACAGGCAACTATAAAAGCATAGGCAAATGAAAGACAAACAACTGAACGACATAACAAGGCTGTACGATAGATTTATTAGGCAATGTCCAGGCACAGAAAAATACACGCACAGGCTAGCCGAGGAAACTCGCATCATCCTTCAACTACGTTTCGTAGATTACTTCATCCAAATATGTGATATCATTGCAATGACAAGAGACATACCACACATGACACGTGGTAGTGCTGGTTCGTCGTTGGTCTGCTATCTTTTGGGCATAACAGATGTGGACCCAGTGGAGTGGGACATACCCGTGGCAAGATTCCTCAATCCGAATAGAGATGACCTACCTGATGTAGATATTGATTTCCCCCATCATCAACAGGAAGAAGTCATGCAGAGGATATTCAAGAAGTGGCCCGGACGCAGTGCTAGGATATCTAATTACGTGCTCTACAAAGATAAATCAGCAAGGCGTGAAGCGGCCAAGAGACTTGGTGCCAAGGGTAACCTACCCCGCAGGTTCACATATGATGCGTTAGGCATAGACAGCAAAGAAGCAAAACGTATCGAAAATAAATTGAAAGGCAAGAAGAGATGCATATCAAAACACTGCGGAGGAATACTGATGTTTCAAAGACAACTACCAAAAAGCCTGTTCACGGCAGAAAATCAAATACTATTAGACAAGAACGAAGTGGAGGACTTGGAACACCTCAAGGTGGATATTTTAGCCAATCGTGGTTTATCACAACTCATAGAGATAGACCCGACTATGAAATTAACCGACTACCCTCAGGAAGATGCCGCTACCTCGGACCTTTTGTGTCGAGGAGATGTGTTGGGAGTAACACAAGCAGAGAGTCCTGCCATGCGGAGACTGTTCAGAGCAATACAACCAAAGAGTAGTAAGGACTGTGTGTTTGGCACAGCACTCATAAGGCCGGTAGCAGTATCGGGTCGTAAGAAAGCAACCATGTTTCATGATTGGAGTAAGGAACGTATGAGTGATACGATAGTGTATGAGGACGATGCTATAGATAGAATATCAGAAGTGTTGGGCATAGACAAGTATGAGGCTGACATGTATCGTAGAGCGTTTGCTAAAAAAAACGAAGAGAAAATAATGGAGTTCATTTCGAGACTAGGCGAACACCCGAGAAAGAACGAGATAATAACAATGCTACAATCACTTTCTGGTTTTGGTTTGTGCCGAGCACACGCAGTAAATCTAGGAAGGCTGATATGGGCACTGGCATATCAGAAAGCACACAATCCAGAAAAGTTCTGGAAGTCTTGTCTGAAACACTGCCAAGGATCCTACAAACGTTGGGTGTACAGAACCGAAGCAAAACGTGTGGGCATAGAAGTTGTAACACCTAGCAAATCTGACAAGTGGGACACTCCCGAATTCCAATACAGAAAATACGGATGGTGGAGTCAAAATGATTTTATGCCAGGAATGTATGTGAAGGAACTTTACCTAGACAAAGTGGAGTTCGCAGGTATGATTGCAAATGGCAGAGTGTTCAGAGGAGACAAAGGCAGGTACGTGACCTTTCTGACATTAGGTGTTGGTAATGGTCAGTACATAGATGTAACGATTAAAAAAGCATTTGCCTACAGTGATTACGATGTTGTATGGGGGCAAGGCACAATCAAACACAGCAACAACTCAGACTATCTAGATTGTTTTGATTCAAAAGGATTTCGATTAGAGAAATATCTGACAGACTAGCCTCAGATCATTAAATAAGCATATAATGATTCTCATATCACACAGAGGTAACATCAACGGAAAAAATCCAGAAAAAGAAAATACAGTCGCCTATATTAAAGAGGCATTAGATAAAGGATATCATTGTGAGATAGATGTTTGCAAGTTCGATGGTAAACAATTCTATCTAGGACACGATGAGCCACAGGAATCAGTCACTATGTCGTGGTTAAGAGATAACATGTTATGGTGCCATGCAAAAAATTTCAATGCCCTCGAGGCAATGGTTGCTTTTGGAATACATTGTTTTTATCATCAAGAAGACGACTACACCATTACAAGCCGCGGTTGGA